CGGACGGTAGCTACTTCGCCTATCAGAACACCGCGAACCGCGGCGGCACGCTTGGCACGGCCCCGACCAGCTTCAAGGCGTTCTCGGATGCCCGCGCAGTGCTGGTCTCGGAAGGCATGCCCAAGGGCTCGGTCCCCACAGCGATCCTTCACCCGCTGGCGCAGAGCTCCATGGCCGATGCCCTCAAGGGTCTATACAACCCGCAGGCTGACATCTCGAAGTTCTTCGAGACCGGCATGGTGGCTGCGAAGACCGCAGGCGCCGACTGGTTCGAGGATCCGAACATCGCCAACTACACCACTGGTTCCTTCCTGGGGACCCCAGTGCTGGCAGGCGGCACTTCGGTCGCAGGCGGAACCGCGCTCCTGGCTTCAGGCTGGGCGCAGACCGGCACGCTCGAGATCTCGGGACTGACCAACAGTTCCGCGGCCTGCTTCGTCGGCGACACCATCCAGATCCTGGGTTGCTACCCGGTGAATCCTCAGTCGCGCGGCCGGTACGGCAACGCGCTGAAGAGTTTCGTGGTCCTGCCCCCGGGCGGATATGCGCAGATGTCTGGAGTCGCAGCCCCTGGCGGCCCGCAGTTCGCAACCGCCACTCCCACGAACGGCACTTTCAATGCCACCACGGGGCTTTACACGGCCAAGAGCAACGGCACTCTGACGGTCACTGTCGGTGAGTGCGTGATCTCTGGTGGGCAGTTCCAGAACGTTTCAGCGGCTCCTGTCTCGCCATTCACCCTGACCCTGAACGGCGGGGCGGCGCTGGGAACCAACTCGACGGAGAACCTGTACTTCCATCGGGACGCCTATGCCTGCGCCTTTGCGGACCTGCCGCTGCCGCGCACCGCGGTCGAGGCCTCACGGGCCTATGACGAGGATCTGGGGCTTTCGATCCGTGTAGCCACTCAGTACACGATCAACAACGACGCGGAACCGACCCGTATGGACGTGGCCTACGGCTTCGCAAGTCTCTATCGCTCACTCGGCTACCGGGTTTCGGGTTAAGGAGTCACGACAATGGCATTTCTCGCTACTACCAACGTTGACGGCTCCAATCCGGGACCGAACAGTTCGGCCCTCCCGGATACCGTCCAGATCCCCACGGGAAACCTGTGGAAGGTCGGCACGTTTTCGGTCTCACTCACTCCAGCGGCCCTTTCGACCGGTCCTTCAGTGGGTGAACAGACCTTCGTGGGGACGGCCGCAACGGCCTCGACCACTCAGTACTTCCCGGCGATTGGTCTTTTGACCACGGACCGGGTGCTGGTGCACAACCCCGCAGCCCAGACTGCGGCAGTAGGCATCCTGGACTGTCGCGTCTCGGCCGCCGATACCCTGGCGATCAAGTTCCTGGCCACGGCCGGCACTCCGACGCCTGCGGCAGGTACGGCAGCGGCTCCCTACTACGTGACGGTCTTCCGGCAGCAGCCGAACTGGACCGCGCCGGCTACCGGCAACCAGATCACCTGGTAAGCCCATATGCCATTAGCACTTGGTCGGGCTTATGGGGTCTTCACAGGGAACATCGCCCTTCTGCCTGGCGATTATCTGCTGGAGTCAGCTGGCGACAACGTCGTGGCGCATGCCGGTGGAGGGCAGGGAGCTGCAACCCAGCTGAACACTCAGACCTCCAGAATCATCACCGTGGCAACGGCGGCTGATAGCGTCATGCTCCCGCCGTCCACTCCTGGACTTGAACTGCTGGTCATCAATCACGGGGCAAACTCCATGCAGGTGTTCGGGACCTCCCCGGACACGATTGACGATCAGGCGACTGCAACTGGCGTTGCCCAGATGGCGAATTCCCTCGTCATCTATACCTGCGCGACGGCGGGCGCGTGGTACACGGAAGGGCTTGCTACCGGGTTTGCCAAGTCTTCTGGACTTCAGACCCTGACCTATTCGGCCATTACCAATAATGTGACGAACACGCAGGCCTCGGGTACGGCGATCGCTTCGCAGATTTGCATCGTCACGAACAGCAGCAATCCGGGGTCTGTGACCCTGCCGGTCTCAGCTCCTGGGCTGTCGATCACGGTTCGTAACACGAGTGCGACCAACGTCACCAACGTCTTCCCGAATGCGGGCGGAACCACGACCGAAACGATCAATGCGTTGTCTGCCAATGCTGCCTATGCAATGACAGGCATCGTTGGGACGACCTTCAATTGCGTCGTGGCGGGGCAGTGGTACACCTCGCCTGTTACGGCATCGTAAGTGTTCTTAGCCGGCCAAAGCGCGGTCGATAGCTACTACGAACTTGCCCGCAACGGTCAGGTTTACTCAGCCTATGCGACGGTGACGGGACTTGTGGCGGTGGGAACTGCCGCTGCAACAGGTTCCCCCTTGCTGTGGAACAACTCGGATGCACCTGTTGCGGTCGGATCGCGGAGCGGTCAGGGCCGGGTGATGGCAGTGATCCTCGGTCTTTCTGTGGGCTGGACGACGGCTCCGTCTGCCTCGGGAACCTGCGGGATCGTTGTCGGTAACCAGGGCGCAACGGCTCCAAGTTCTACCACTGCTATCACGCTTTCGGGGAACCTCCGCCCCGATGGCAAGGCCTCTGGCGTCACGGTCTACAACAAGGGCACCGTGGCCAATGCCGGGACTGCGTTTCACCTGACGCATTCCCTATCAACCGCTGGGACCCCTTCGGACAACATTTTTGTCCCCGTGGACGGGCTGATTCATGTGCCTCCTGGCTACTACGCGTCTGTCTGTGGAAACGCCGCGGTCGCCAGCATCGTCACTGCGGCAACGCTTCTGTGGGCGGAGATCCCCTACTAATGAGCCAGAAAGTTTGGACCAAGGTCGGACTGGTCGATGACTCGCTCCTTACCGTGGAGGACGTGGTGATCGAGTTGGATAACGTCCGCAAGATCGTCACGACATGGACGCTGAAGCAGGATTTTGTGGGCAGTGAGGGCTATGCGATGGCTGGGGAGATGGTCCGTCAGGACGCTGCTGGCTCAATCCTGCGCGGTCCTTCGAGCGAGAGTTCACAGGGCGTAATCGGGTAAGGGGAATCTCTTGGCAAACACGACGGCAATCGCAACAAGTTTCAAAGCCGAGGTCATGACGGCCCTGCATGCCCTTGGGACCACGGTCACCCGGGGAGCAACGACCGCTGACACGGTGAAAGCGGCCCTCTACCTCACGACCGGCTCTGTCGGTGCTGCTACGACCGCATATAGCGCCACCTCAGAGGTCTCGGGCACGAACTACTCCGCAGGTGGGGTGACGGTCACGAACGCCACTGCGCCGACCTCCTCAGGCACCACGGGATTCTGGACGCCATCTGCTGCGATCGTTTACTCGACGGTCACGCTTTCGACGGCCTTCGACACAGTGCTCCTGTACAACTCGAGCCAGAGCAACCGGGCGATCCTGACGTTCAACTTCGGCAGCACGACTGTGACGGCCGGAACCCTGACCCTGAATATGCCAACCAACGCCGCTGGAACGGCGCTGATCAATTTGGCATAGCGCCTTGTGCGCGCCGGGTTTTTAGTAGGGAGCCTTTCCAGCCAGACCTCTGGAGGGACTCCGACCTATTACAACGGGCAGGCCGTCACCATCAATGGCAGCGGCTTTGGTACGAAGTCGCGTGCTGTTGCGCCATGGGTGGATGACTACGGGCAGGACGGGGTTGGCGTCTTAAGCGCGCAGTGGGACCGCTCTGCCCCCAAGGGTGGCACGCCCATCGCGAGCACCATGCAGAACCAGCCGACCAACTGGACGACGCCTGGTGGCACGACCATCGTCCCGCCTGATCCGTTTTTATCTGCGATTACCGCCGGAACGCACAATTACTCAGGAGGCAATGACGGCAACTGGCTCGCTTTCATAGCGAAGATCGTCACAGCTCCTACATTCCCTTACTGCATGTATGCCAGCTGGTGGCAGATGCTCGACCCGGCGTGGAACTTCGTCGGCACCTGGAACCTGAAACAGTTCGCGTATGGCGCGCAGACCGGCATCCAGGACTGCATCTACCTGGGGGTAAGCCCGCCGATCACCACGAACGCCACCCCCACTGTCACGCTGACTACCAACGACAACAACAACACCGTCAGCACGCTCGAGAACCCGGACCGAAAC